TGATGGTGTAACCTCAACTGCATCAGAATTAAACTTAGTAGATGGTATAACTGCAGGAACAGTATCTGCCTCAAAAGCAGTTATAGTAGATTCTAACAAAGATATAAGTGGATTTAGAAACCTAAGTATTACAGGTGACTTAACAGTCGCAGGTGATGATATCACTATGGGAACTAACACATCAGGTAACTTACTTGTTGCAGATGGAACAAACTTCAACTCTATAGCAGTCGGTGACTTATCTGAAATATCTACAGTGGCAAACGATGATGTGTTCTTAGCAGTAGACACTTCAGGTGGTGGTCTTAAAAAGATTACAAGAAGTGCAGTTGTTGCAGGACTTGCTACATCAAGTGCTATATCAAACGTATCAGAAGATAGCACACCACAATTAGGTGGAGACTTAGATGTAAATGGTAATGGTTTAGTATCTACATCTAATGGTAATATAGCACTTACACCAAATGGAACAGGAGTTGTAAGAATAGATGGTTCTAATGGTATTGATATGCAGTCAGGTTCTATATCTATTAAGAACTCAGGAACTCAGTCTTACGTAGATTTTTACTGTGAATCATCAAACGCACATTATGCAAGACTACAAGCTCCTGCACACTCAGCGTTCTCAGGAAACATAACATTAACTTTACCTGCTACCACAGATACAATTACAGGTATTGCAGCAACACAAACTCTTACAAACAAAACATTAACAGACCCTGTAATAACAAACATGACAGGTTCTACCATTACACTAGATTCTGCAGGAGACATCACTCTTGATGCAGGTGGTGCAGACGTACTATTAAAAGACGATGGCACAACTTTTGGTGGACTTAGTAACAACAGTGGTGAGCTTCTTATAAAGTCAGGTACTACAACTGCTATGACATTTAGTGGTGCTAACGTAACACTAGAAGGTAACTTAACTGTATCAGGCACAACAACTACAGTAAACTCTGCAACAGTAAATTTAAATGACCACAACATTGTATTAGACAGTGGTAACAGTACAAGTGCAGTAGTGAATGGTGCAGGTATCACAATAGAAGGTGGTTCAGGTGATGATGCTACATTTAGCTATAATACAACAGGTCCTAAGTTTGAACTAAAGTTAGGCTCAAGTCACGAAGACTTACAAGTTGACCAGCTTATTGCAGCATCACTAGATATATCAGGAAACGTAGATGTAGATGGTACACTAGAGACAGATGCATTATCTATAGATGGAACAACAGTTACATCAACAGGAGCAGAGCTAAACATTTTAGATGGTGTTACCTCTAATGCAACAGAACTTAATTTAGTTGATGGTTCATCTGCAGGTACAATAGCAAATAGCAAGGCAGTTATATATGGTTCTAGTGGTGAAGTAAATGCAACAACACTACAGATAGCAGGAACTTCTATTACATCAACTGCTGCCGAATTGAACATCTTAGATGGTGTGACTGCAACAGCAACAGAGCTAAACATCATGGATGGTGATACGTCTGCTTCTTCTACTACATTAGCAGATGCAGACAGAGTTGTTACAAATGACAATGGCACAATGAAACAAGTAGCATTGACAGATGTAAAAACATATTTAAGTAGTGCAGGTTTTACTACAGATGACCCGACTGCACTAGCAATAGCGTTAGGATAATAACATGGCAAATACATTTAAAGTAGTCACATTCGCTGCCGAGCCAAACAGTGCAGGTACTCCATATACTATATATACAACTCCGAGTAGCACAACTACAGTGGTGATTGGACTTATACTTACAAATATACATACTGCTCAAGTAACCACAGAAGTAGAGCTTGTATCTGATACATCAGGTGGTGGTAGGGCTGCAACGAATGGAACATCTTTCTTGGTCAAAGATGCACCCATACCTGTAGGTTCATCACTAGAACTGTTAACAGGTGGTAAGGTTATACTTGAAACAACAGACGCACTAAAAGTAGATTGTTCTGTAGCAGATAAACTTTCAGGAACATTGAGCATAATGGAGATAACATAAGATGGCATACATCGGTAATCCACCTGCTAATAGATTCGTAGCACCCAAAGCAGCCACACAGTTTTCAGGTGACGGTTCTACAACTGCATTTACATTAGATCATGCAGTGGGGTCTGATGAGGACATACTTGTATCTGTAGATGGTGTTATACAAGAACCATCTGTAGCATACGCAGTGAGCAATGGAACAACACTTACATTTACTGCTGCACCATCAAGTAATTCAGGTAATAACATCTTTGTATATTACTTGTTTAGAACAGTGGGTACAGTAAGTCATCCAAGTAATAATGCGTTGAGTGCAACGAGTGGTACATTTAGTGCAGGTGTCTCAGCAACAACAGGCACATTTACAGGTGCATTTACTTCACTTGGAATAGACGATAATGCTGATGCTACTGCTATCACTATAGACAGTTCTGAAAATGTTGGAATCGGTGAAACTGCACCTTTAGGAAAACTTCATATAAGAAGCAGTGATGCAAGTATTACCTCTGTAAATGCAAATGCTGATGACTTGATTATAGAAAACAATGGAAATTGTGGTATGTCTATTTGTTCATCTACTAGTGGTGAAGGTAATATTAATTTTATAGATAGTGGTGATACTAACATAGGTAGAATACAATACGACCATTCAGATAATAATATGATTTTTCGTGTGAATGATGCAGAACGTGTGCGAATGGCAAGCAGTGGCGACTTTTTTGTAGGAAAAAGTAATACAAGTTCATCAGTCGGAGGTGTAGTGTTAAGAGATGGTCAAAGTCACTTAACGAGGGGTGGTGGTCAAGTTTGTTTGTTCAATCGTCAAGGTGGTGATGGTACAATAGTTGGTTTTGCGTCAGCAGATTCAACAGAAGGAACTGTATCTATTAGTGGTTCAACAACATCTTATAATGCTTTTAGTGCTTCACACTGGTCAAGATTAACAGACAACTCAAAGCCAACTATACTCAAAGGCACAGTAATTGAAACCATTGATGAAATGTGTGATTGGTATCAAGTAACATTTACTGTTCCTGAAACAAATGACACACCTGAACACAATCCAAAAATATCTGTTTCTCTAAAAGATGGGCAAAAGGTTGGGGATAAAATAACTTACAATTATGATGGTGTAGATTATAAAGCTACAATTATCCAAGAAGCAGATAATAAACACACAAAGTGTAAAATATCAGATACAGCAGATAGCAAAAGGGTTTATGGTGTGTTTGCTGATTGGGATAATGATGACGATACAGTCAATGATATGTATGTAACTGCTGTTGGAACTCATGTAGTAAGAGTAAACAAAGACGTAACAGTACAGGCAGGTGACTTGCTTTCATCTAATGGTGATGGCACAGCTAAAGTACAAGATGATGATATTATTAGAAGTAAAACTATAGGCAAAGTATTAACAAACATCAAGCAAGAAACATATGATGACGGAAGTTATACAGTTCCTTGTGCATTGTATTGTGGGTAGGAGTAAATAATGGCATTAACAAAAGTAATAGGAGCAGGTGTAGAAGGTTTAACTAATTCAGCAGATGCTAATGCTATAACTATATCAAGTGGAGAGGTTGTAACATTCGCACAATCACCTGTTGGAACAGGTATGGATAGATTATTATCAAATACTACCACGAGTCCTGCATCTAGTGTTGACATTAGTAATACTTATATAAATAGCACTTATGACACATATTTAGTAATATTTAGAATTACACCATCTACAGATAATGTTAGATTGCGTTTAAGATTTGCTACAGATGGTTCTACTTTTCAAACTGGGAGTATATATGGTGCTGAAGTGTACTTAATGCATGAAAATAGTGGTGCAGTAGGAGGTAATGCTGTAAGTGCTTGGAGATTATCACAGGACAATATAGGAAATTCAACTGGAGAAGCTATTAATGGTCATTTTTACTTAGTGGGTGCAAATAATACATCATATCCATCTACTATTCAGGGCATCTCGTCACATATAAACACAGCTGCAAATCATAATGCTCAAGTTTTTGCAGGTTCTCAAATTGTTTCAGCTAGAGATGGTGTTGTTAATGGATTACAATTTTCAATGAGTTCAGGAAATATAGAAAATAGTGAAATAACTGTTTACGGATTGGATAAAAACTAATGGCAAATAGAAAAAAATATGTAGATGGTGTTTTAGTTGAGCTTACAGATGAAGAACAAGCATTTAGAGATGCAGAAGAAAAAGCATGGACAGATGGTGAAGCTGACAGAAACATAGCAGAGTTACGTAAACAAAGAAATAAATTGTTAGTAGAAACAGATTACATGGCTTTATCAGATGTAACTATGAGTGATGCTTGGAAAAAGTATCGTCAAGAATTAAGAGATATAACAAAGACATTTAAGTCAATGAGTGATAAAGATTTTAAGTTTCCTGATAAACCAACGGAGTAAAATATGGCATATATAGGAGTCAGTCCATCTAACGGAGTACGTAGGGTTCACACCTACACTGCCACAGCATCGCAGACTACATTCAGTGGTGCAGGTGCAGAGGGTACATC